AGAGATGCCAATTTCAGAATTTGATATTTGCCTATAGATGGACCAGATAGAGCTAACAAAAACCCTAAAGTTATTTTCAGATAGCGTTGAAATTCAAGCTAAAAACAATTTAGCTGCAAAAGATAAAAACGCAAGCGGTGGCCTATCTGAATCTATAACCAGCTTTTTAAAGATGGAAAAAAGCGGTTTTGAGCTATCTTTTTTCTTAGAGGATTATTGGAAATTTGTTGACTATGGGGTTAAGGGTATTGGAGGCAAAAAAGCAGATGGTGATACTTGGGAGCTAAAAAATGTTACAAATAACAAATTTAGCTACAAAGAAGGAATTGAAAACAGGCCGGCTCCAAAACATTTTAATAATTGGACCGTCTTAAAAGGATTGGCACCAAGAAATAAAAAAGGACAGTTTACAACAAGAAAAAGTTTAATGTTTGCGATCTCAAATAGTGTATGGCATACAGGTTTAGAAACTACCAATTTCTTTACAAAACCATTTTATAAAGAATTTAATAAATTAAGAGTTGATTTAAGGAAGGCATTTTCAATAGATGTAAAAAGCTTTTTAGAATCTAGTTTAAAAGAGTAACCATGATAAGATCTTTAAGCCCATATTACGTAACAACGCCTTTAAGCTCACCAAATACAGGTTTGGTTTGCACAAGTTACACTTTGTATATAAAAGTATGGAGTGGCCTCGTTACTTCGCCGCCTTCTACAGCTAGCTACCAAATAACAAAAGACAATAACAGTGGTTTAGGTTTTGCTGTAGCGAGTGACAAAATAAACATATCCAGAATTGTAAATGATTTTATAGAATTTGAACCCCAAAGTGGATCTTCTACAACCATATTAAATGGCGAAAATCAAAAATGGGTACAAACATATACAACATACGAGACAACAGATCCAGCAGATAGTACAACAGCTCAAAATATTTCTACAGAGCTTATGTCTCTTGGCTATAGTTATGGTAACGAGGGCGTTAATAATGATATTAGCTCACCAAATATTTTAATTCCAGCACAAGAGTATAAAGTTTACAGGGATGGAATTTTTATAGTGCCAATATTACTAAGCGAAAACGGCACAAATAATGGTTCAATAGTAGTAAATAGTTTTCCTACAAATGAAATAAGCTCAAATTTTCTTATACCAAACACAACAAATTCAGACAATTTGGTTAAGTATATCTGGGTAGATGTTAGTGAGGCTTTAACTGATACTTCTATAGAAGTAACATATACAAACAATCTTCTTATTAAGACAGTAAGCTTATATATTGAGGATGAGTGCAAGTATACGCCAATAGATATTTGTTTTCAAAATAAAGATGGCGCATTGCAGAACGTTACATTTTTTAAAGAACGCATTGAGAGGATGGCCACTGATAGCAGCCAGTTTGAAAGATCTGGATTACAGCCTTCTGATGGGTTTCACCAGTTTGTTAGATTTGATGTACAAGGTCGAACTTCTTTTAGTGCAAACAGTGGTTATATAGATGAGAGCAGCAACGAAGTTTTTAGGCAACTTTTACTTAGTGAAAGAATTTACATATACGAAAATGATCAATTTACGCCTATAAACATTTCAAGTAAAAGTATCACATACAAGACCAGACAAAAGGAAAGACTTATTAATTATGATCTTAATTTTGATTATAGCTACAACCAAATAAATAATATCTAGTGGTAGAAATTTATATAGGAAATACAAAAGTAGATCAATACAAAGACGAAGCGGTAACTGTTGTTAGCTCTGTTTTAGATGTGAGCGATATAACCAAAAATACAGGTGACTATTCAAAAACATTTTCAGTACCAGCCAGCAAATCAAACAATCTTTTGTTTAAACACTGGTACAATGCAAATATTGATAACGGTTTTGATGCCAGAACAAAGGTAGAAGGTAGAATTGAAATTGATGGTATACCTTTTAAAATTGGTAAGTTTAGACTGTATAAGGTTAACGTAAAAAAAGGTGTTGCAGTAAGTTACACAGTTAACTTTTTTGGAAACCTTGTTGACGTTTCAGAGACGCTAGGAAAAGACAAAATATCTTCACTTGATCTAACAGCATACGATCACGATTATAATTCATATAATGTAGCTTTGGGCCTTCAAGATGGGCTTTTTAATAAAGATATAATCTACAGCCTACAGACTGGTAAAAGATACTTTTATAACAGTAACGCAAACGTTGGAGATTTTGACGAAAACCAAATAAATATTGCGTACAATGGAAGTGGTACAGGGGTTTTATGGGATGATATAAACCCATCTTTAAAACTTATTAGAATTATTGAGGCCATTGAGACAAAATACAGCGCCGGTACAATACAAGTAGATACTATTAATATAACTTCTGGGGCTGGATCTTTAGGAGGCAACGCTGTTTTAATTATAAATAATATTCAATATTCAATACCGGTTACAAGTGTAGGCGGCAGCTTAACAAATGCGGCAACGCAAATAAATACATACATAAATACAAATGTAACAGGTTTTACCTCAACAGTTGCAAATACGCTTATAACCATAACAGCAGACGAAGTTGGAAATGTAGGTACTACAGTTTTTAATGCCAACTCAGCACTTTTTTTTGACGGTACAGTTACTTCTGTTGTAGTTGGTACAAGATCTTATGAGAACCCTATTGTATTTTCAAGGGATTTTTTCGGAACCAGTGAGTTTGAAAATTTGTATATGTGGTTAAAACCAGATGCAAATACACCGGCTGGAGGGTTTCCACAAATTATAGATTGGGATTCTGGAGATTTTACCTTCATGAACGAGTTTACAAATATTGGGGCTTACGAAACTTCAAACACTTCTGCTTCTGATGATGATATTAACTTCATAATTAACTTAACAATAACCCCTGTTTCTGGATTTGAAGATGTGCCTTATACAGTTATTTGGTACAATGGGAGCGAAGAGTATTTGGTTGAGGAAAACGTAGATGGAGTTAATTTAACACAGTCTTTTATAAGTAGTGATGCCGCTACTATTTGGAATTTAAGCTTTGCTATTAAGAGTATCAATGAATTTCAGTATACTTCTGAGTTATATCAATTTAGAGTTGATACTGGAGGGCCAAACACAACGGCCTACACTTATGGATCTGCAAGTACAACACAATCTATCTTTAGTGTATCTCAGCAAATACCAGATATAGAAATAATTGATCTGTTAAAAGGTCTTTTTAATATGTATAAGTTAGTTGTTATACCACAGGATGATGGCACTTTGTACGTAAATACTTTGCAATCATATTACGATCAAGGCGAAAGATATGATGTAACAAAATACATTGATAACGAAAAAAACGAAGTACAAAGAGGTGAGATACTTAATGAAATAGATATTAAATTTCAAGAAGGTGAAACGATACTTGCAGAACAATTTAGGAGTACCAATAACAGAGGTTTTGGTGATAGTCTTGTTAGGCTAGAAGATGAGAACGGCAAACTTTTAGATGGTGATAGTTTAGAAATGGAATTGCCTTTTGAGCAATTTGTATACGAGAGGCTACAGGATCAAAACGATGGTGAAATTACAAATGTAGTTACGGCAACAGTTGCAGACGAAACGATAAAACCAGTAGATACAGCGCCAAATATACACTACGTATCTTTACAAAATTTAGGATCAAGAGATATTGCCTTTGTTGACAATTTAGGGGCTAGAAGTATCTGGAACGCTCCAATAAATGTACCTTCTCACGCCAGTACGTTAACTTCTGCGTTACATAGCACTTTATTTGAAGCAGAGTTTAGTAACTGGGATGGCGCGCAGATAACAAACACTTTATATAAAAATCATTACGAAAATTACATAAAGGCCATTTTTAACATAAAAAGGCGAACTTTTACATACAGAGCTGTTTTGCCTGTAAATATTGTTACTAAATTAGAATTAAACGATGTTATACGCATAGGCAGCAATGACTATAGAATAAACAAATACGGCTACAATATACTTAATGGTGCTACAGTATTGGAGCTTATAAATGGCTTTGATAATATTTTAGGTACTGGGTTTTTAATTCCTAAAAGTATTGTATTAAATACTGATGCCCAGTCTTTAAAATACAATGTACCAAACGCAAAACTTGGCTATACAATAGCATTAACTGATTTAGGTTTTGGCACTGACTGGGTAACAGTAAATACTACAGGCGATGTTGTAACCATTAACGTTACACAAAGTTTTGAAACTATACGAAACGTTAACATAGTCTTTACTGGTCCAGAGGTTTACACAGTTTTTTTAAGCCAGTTTGGATCACCTTCAATAACTTTTGATAATAACATAACAACTTTTGATAATACAAATATAACATGGGACAGCAAGTAATAAACATAGGAGCTACAGCAAACGATGGTACAGGTGACGATCTAAGGTCTGGAGGTGAAAAAATAAATGAGAACTTTAACCAAGTTTTTGGAAACTTTGCTCAAACAGCAGATGGATCATTGATAGATACTTCTACAGAGCGAAGTATTGTAGGATCTGGTGTTGGCAGCCTATTGATGCCGGCCAATACTTCAAGGGTTGGTGATAGTTATCACGCAAAAATTGGAGGTGTTATAAACGCCACTGGTGGCGGTAACAGATCTGAAATAATAATTAGAGTAAAATCTGGGGCTACCCTTCTATCTACTAGCGGCGTATTTGATCTGGAGACAGCAACAAATGAAGGCTGGGAGTGCGAATTTGATTTTACAATTAGAACCATAGGCGCTACAGGCACCATAAACACAAACGGTAACTTTATTTATACAAAAGATGGAGCGCGACAGGTTCATGGTTTTATGTTCCAAGATTCAGAGGTTATAAATACAACCGTTGACAATACGCTTGATGTTACAGTTGAGTTTAATGTATTAAATACCGGAGACAGTATACAGGCTAAAAACTTTGTACTAAGACGAACTTACACAGGATTAGCTTAAAATATATAAACATGATAGCAGATATTATTAAGGTGTTAAAATGTAACGATTTTTATAACGCCGGTAAGTATACAGAAATAGCAAAAGGAAAATATGAAATGGTCCATACGTGGAGCGATTTTTTAAGAAAACTTAAACGCCAACAAAAATGATAGAAGAGGAAATTAAAATCACCGGTAATACTAGCGAGGCCCAGAAATCTTTTGAGGATCTGGGAAAAGTTATAGCAGAACAAAAACAAATTACCATTGAATTTGAAAAGGAGCTTTTAGATCTTGAACAGCAACTTGTGGCCACAGGAAATGCAGACTGGAACCCAAAAGGCGATGCCTTAAAGAAAAAAATAGTAGGCATAAAGGAAGCAATAAAAGATCAAAGGATTGCTTTAAAAGACTTAAACGGCCAAAGGACAAAGGCTAAAAAAAATCAAGAAGATTATACCAAAGGGTTAAACAAAACTTCTGGAGTTGTTAAGGTATTAAATAAGTTAACAGGTGGTCTGGCTGGTGAACTTTTAAATTTAGGTAAAGCAGCTACAAAAGGTGGTAAAGCAATGAGAGTTGCGCTTGTTAGCTCTGGTATTGGTGCGGCTGTGGCTTTAGTTGGATTTTTAGTTGAACACTGGGATACTATAGCAGAAACTTTAGGCCTAGTAAATAAAGAACTAGAAATACAAAAAGAAGCAAATACTGAAAATTTAAGGGTAGTTGATGCAGAACTATCTTTATTGGAAAAACAGATCAAATATAACGATCTAAGGAATATTTCTAATACTGAAAATTTAGCAAAACAAAAACAACTTTTACTAGCAAAGGATGCCTTAATAAAGTCAAATATTAAAATCCTTGAATTACAACTTTTAAAGGAAAAGTCTACAGCAAATGAATTAACTACGTCTCAAAAATTACAAGTAGGAGCTTTAAAGCTGTTAGGGCAATCTACACAGGCAGCGATTCTTAGAGCTAAATTTATAGCAACGGATCTCGAGGAAGCACAAAGGCAAAATGAATTACAAGAAGAGCTTAATAAGCTAAAAGGTGATGAGCTAGATATTGACTTGTTATTGAACCCTCCACAAAGCAAAAAGGACAAAGACGAAAAGATTAAAGCAAAAGAAAAGCTTTTAAGCGATCTTGATAAGTTACAAAAACAAGCGCTTGAAGTCAATTTAAGCAAAGAAGAAAAAGAGATACAAGCGGTTAAAGATAAATACGATGCAACTATAAAAGCTGCAAAACTTGCAAATATAGAAACTGGAATTATAGAGGAAGGGAAGCGAGAAGAGCTAGCTTTGATAGATGAAAAGTACAGAAAACTAGAGCTTGACGAATTTGAAAAAAATGAAAAAGCAAAAAGAGATATACTTGATGGTATAGGTGTTCAAGGTCTGGAGGCCAAGATAAAAGCAATAGAAGATAAAGCAGAAGAGGATGCCGCAGAACTAGAGAGGCTAGGCGCTCACAGGGATCAAATAGAGGCGGTATATCAAGCTAGTGAGGATAGGATAGCAGAAATAGTAAAAGGAGCTTCCGATAAAGTAGTAAAAGAGCGAGACAAAGCCGCAGAAGATGATGTAAGAACCGCAGAAGAAGTAGCAGATGCAAAAAAAGCAGTACAAGAAAATACCATAGGAAATGCAGTAAATGGGCTAAAAGCCTTAGCCTCTTTAGATGAGGAAAATAAAGGTTTACAGGCTGCGGTTTTAATAGCAGATAACATAGTGAGTGCGGCTAAAGTAATACAAAATACGTCAATAGCAAACACAAGAGCATTGGCAGAATTTGGACCAGTTGTAGGGGCAGGTTATGCAGCAGTAAATACAGTATCGGCTGGATTAAGTATAGCAGCAAATGCAGTTGCAACACAAAAGGCTTTGCAAGCACTTGGAAAAGGTGGAGCTGGAGCTGGAGCTACAGGCAGCGAAGGAGCTGGACCAGCAGCGCCAAGTTTTAATTTGGTGGAGGGTACAGAATCGAATCAAATTAGTGAAAGTATACAAGGCGGTAACGAACCAATTAAGGCCGTAGTAATTTCTGGTGACGTAACAACGGCCCAACAAGTTGATCGCAATATAGTAGAAGGAAGTGGGCTATAGAAATTATCTATACAAAAACCATAACAATAAATAAAATTTATCGTTTATAATATATGAAAACGTTTGAAGCTAAGTTTAAGGACAATTCAGATGGAGTTTTTGCTATTAGTTTAGTAAGCGCCCCAGCCACAGGTGAGCATTATATAGCTCTTTCAGAACAAGAAGAGATTGTAAAACTTTCAAAGGTAGACGAAGAGCAGCGTATTTTAATGGGTTTAGTTTTACAGCCTAACCAATTAATCTACAGAAAACAAGACGATACAGAATTTAATATAGTATTTTCAGAAGATACAATTAAAAAGCTATCACATAATTTTTTCAAATCTGGGTTTCAATTAAACTCCAAGCTTGAACATGATACGCCTATTGAGGGCGTTAGTTTCGTAGAATCTTGGCTAGTGGAAAATTCAGATATAGATAAATCGGCTAACTTTGGTTTAAGCTATCCTAAAGGATCATGGCTTGCTACAATGAAAGTTGACAATGATGAGATCTGGGATGATTATATAAAGACAGGAAAGCTAAAAGGTTTTTCTGTTGATGCAATGGTAGATTTACAGGAAGTTAATTTAAAATCCAATATAAAAATGAGTGAAGAGAAAAAAAATCTTCTTGAAAAGATGGAAATCTGGTTTACAGAAAACATCTTAAATCAAAAAGAGGTTAAAATGGGCAGCGTAACTAGCGGCGATATTACAATCATGTTTGATGGTGATACTTTAGAAGTAGGAACTTCTTTGTATATTATGGTTGAAGATGAGAAGGTATCTTTACCGGATGGTGAATATCCTACAGATTCTGGTATGATCTTAGTAAAAGATGGCCGAGTTGAGGAAATGGGCGAAAAGCTTGAAAAAGATGGAAAAGAAGAGGCTCCTAAAAAAGAAGTAAAAGAAGAAGAAGAGGTTGAAATGAAAGAGGTTCAATTTGAAAAGGTAATGAAAATGTTAATGAGCAAACAAAACGAAGGTTTTGAGGCCAAACTTTCAGAACTAAAATCTTCTTACGATGTACAACTTGCAACAGTTAATACAGAATTGTTAGAGTTAAAATCTATAAAGGCAGAATTGGTAGAGCTAAAAGCGCAGCCAGCAAGTAAGCCAATTATAGGGAAACCTGTACAAGTAGAATTGACAAAGAAGGGCAGATTATTAGAAAAATTAAGAAAGTAATAAATAAATAAATAAATAAAAAAATGGCAACAACAACAACAGTATCAAGTAACTACGCTGGAAAAGCGGCTGGTGAAATAATCGGTGCAGCTTTTCGCGAAGCAGATACACTTAGATTAAATTTATTAACTGTAGCGGAAAACGTAAATTACAAAATGAATTTACGTAAAATCGCATACACAAATGGAACTACAGATTATTCTTGTGGATTCGTACCAGAAGGTGCGGTTACTTTGAGTGAAAAAGTTTTACAGATTGAAAAACTAATGAACCCAATACAGGTTTGTAAAGAAGATTTCAGACAAACTTGGAGTGAGGATTCAATGGGAGCTAGTGCTTCAAATCCAAACGCGCCAGCAGATATCATGGAAGCTATCTCAATGGAGCTTTTGGCTTCACAAGCTGAAAAGATCGATACAGATATCTGGACCGGATTAGCGGCTACAGATGGAGAGTTTGCTGGTCTTATCGAGCAATTCACAGCAGATGGAAACGTAGTAAAAGCTGGTAACGGTATTACGGCACTTGGAGCGGCTACAACAGAAGCAAACGTTGAAGCTCACTTAAAGGCAGCACTAGAAGCTGTACCAGTAGCAATCAGACGTAAAGACTTAACAGTTGCAGTTTCACCAGACGTATTTCAAGCATACTGGTTCTACCTTGTATCAAAAGGTATTGCAAATGATGGTAACGCAGAAGCGAAGCAAGTAAGATTTGGGCGTTACACAATTACAGAAGTAAACGGATTACCAGATAATACTATCGTTATATTTGAACCTAAAAACGTAGTTTTTGCTACAGGTTTACAATCTGATATGAACGAGCTTTCAATGGTAGACGAAGATTCTATCGGGCTTTTAACAGGTCAAGTACGTGGAAAATTAGTATACGGTGCTGCTGTAGGTTATTACAACAGTGAGGATATCGTATGGTTATTGACTACACAAGCATAATTAATTAATCAAAACAAAAGCTATCGGTTGGTATAACTGACTGATAGCCAATGTTTTATAAAATATAAACACAAATGGCGTGCGATGTAACACAGGGCAGATCTAAAGTCTGCAAAGATGGGCTGGGAGGCCAAACAGCTTTATATTTATATAATAGTATAGAAGATGCGTTTACGGTGGTAGCTGGTGAAGCTACAGCGGTTAATGCTGGATTAACAGAGGTTTTCAAATACGAGCTAGAAGGTGATGGTAATACTTTAGAGCAATCTATGGAAGGATCAAGACTAACTGGATCAAGAGTAAATACGCAAACCTTAACAACTTTACTTAAAAAGATAGATGCTGCAACCAATGCAGAATTAAATCTTTTAGTAGCTGGATATCCGCAAGCAGTTGTTGAAGATAGAAACGGAAAACTTCACGCTTTGGCACTTGATGACGGTATGGATTTTACCGTAGTTTCAAGCAGTGGTGGCGCAAAAGCTGATATGAACGGTTATACCTTAACTGGTGTAGCAACTACAGCAACACTTGCACCGATATTAGATTCTGCAACGGCAACAGCTTTTAAAGCTTTAGTAGCGTAAATATTATATAAATATATATATCTTAAAACCCTGTTTTTAATTAAACAGGGTTTTTTTATAACAATAAATCACTTTTTTCGTTTTTAATATATGATAGTTGTAAACCCAAGAGGCGTAACTCACAATGTAGAAATAGTATCAAGAAAATCACCTAGCAGCACAACTCTTATGCTAGAGCTGAAAGACGATATTACAAAGGTTGTTACTTTTATTGTTGTTACTTATACTGTAGTTAATCAAGGGAGAATCAACTTTAGCTTTGATCATAATTTTAATAGTGGTGATAGCTATCAAGTAAAAATATTAGACGCAGACAATACGATTCTCTATAGAGGCCTATTATATGCAACCAGTCAAGTAACACAGGAATTTGAGTTAACAGATGGTAAATACTTTTGGAGCTAAAACATGGATATAAAATTAATTACACTGGCCAGCTACGTTAAGCCACAAATAGTAGAAAATAAAAACAAAAATTGGGTTTTAAATGGTCCAAAAAATAGTTTTTACCAGTACATTATCGATAGAAATAATGGATCTGCAACTAACTCTTCTATAAACAGCACATATATAAGCTTGATATACGGTAGAGGGCTTGATTTTAAGGATGGTTTACAAGGCGTTAATGATTGGGCATTGCTACAAAAATATCTAAGACCACAAGAGCTTAGAAAGGTTATTGCTGATTTTCAAATATTCAATGAATATTCAGTACAGGTTATAAGAACAAAAGGCGGCGGCTTATCAAGTATAAAACACTTGCCAAAGCAATTAGTTGCACCTTCTATAAAAAACGAAGATGGCGAAATTGAGAGTTACTGGTACAGCGAAGATTGGACAAATACAAACAAGTACAGGCCAGAAGAGTTTTCAGCTTTTGGAACTTCAAAAGATGCTATTGAAATTTATGTAGGTAGGCCGTATAGAGTTGGCGATGAGTACATAAGTAGCCCAGATTATTTGGCCGGTTTACAGTATGCTGAAATGGAAGAGGAAATTTCAAATTTGAATATTTCTTCTATAAGAAATGGATTATCTGCTGGTTATATAATTAACATACCAGACGGTAAAAGCTGGGGTGACGAGGAAAAAGACGAGTTTGAAAGACAAGT